ATTAAATAATGTGAGTTTATCCATCTAAATCCTTGAATTATTTATGAGAACTCTTAATATTTATGGTTTTAGAGAACTACAAAATAATAAATAACAGTACAATGGTAAAAATACCCTTAAGAAACCAATCTTTCAACTTAATATAGGAGAGATAAGATGCCTTTTACAATTAGTCCGGGCGTTGTAACCAAAGAAATTGATTTAACGACTGTCGTTCCTGAAATTTCCATGACAGAGGGTGCAATCGCCGGTCCTTTTAGGTGGGGACCTTCATATTGGGCAACAACAGTATCAAATGAATCCGAATTATCGAGTACTTTTGGTAAGCCTGATGCTGCCACGTACAAAACATTTTTTACTGCCGCAAGTTATCTCGCATATTCGGGAAATCTTAAAGTAGTCCGTACACCTAATACCTCAGATGCAAAAAACGCGACAATGCTGACCTCAAACACAGTATATATCGCAAACGATGAAACTTATGAAAATACGTATGACCCAGATATGGGTGGTACACAGACTGATGATTATGGTCCGTTTGTAGCAAAATATCCAGGTGATCTTGGAAACAGTTTAAGAGTTTCCATGTGTGCAGCTTCTAAAGCAAACACAAATACTGATGGAACACTTAATAGTAATACAGATACTGCTCTAACAGGAACAGCTGCTTGGACACAATCAAGTGGAGCACTTGCCGGTTCAGGAACAGCATTTACTACAGAATTAAGTGTCGGAGATACACTTACATTAGGTACTAAAGTATTAATAGTACAAACCATTACAAATGCAACAACAGTAGTTGCAAAGAGTGCCTACGGATCAGATCTTGGTTCAGGAGCAATGGTTAGACATAAGAGATCAGGATTCGGTGAACCCGCCGGTCAAATGATTGGAACAATAGCTGCAAGTGCTAATGGTGTTACTTGTACAGGAACTAATACATTTTTTGATCTTCAAGTAAATGTGGGAGATTTAATTAAACTTGTTGGTACTGCAGAAGAAAGAAAAGTTTCTTCAATTACAAGTAATACAGTATTGACAGTCTCAGAACCTTTTGTTTCCGCCGCCGCAGCTAACACTTATTCACGAAGATGGGAATATGCAGATTCATTCGATAGTGAGCCAGTTACTTCAGCACATTGTGCAAGAAATGGTGGAGCACAGGATGAAATTCATGTTGTTGTAGTTGATGAAGATGGAGAATTTACTGGAGCAAACAATACAGTAGTAGAAACTTATACTGGTTCAGTTTCCGGTGGAGCCAAAGGAGAAGATGGTCAAAGTATTTACTACAAAGATTTGGTAAATAGAAAATCTTCTTATGTACGTTGGATGGATCATCATGCAGATGGTGATGTAGATGCCGCTCTTTCAACACTCGCATGGGGTGGAGCCGCTACAGGAACATTTAATGGTAAAGGAATTATCGTATCTGGAAGTCTAGCAGATGGAGCCGCAGGTTCAGCCTCGACTGCCGGTAATATTCAAACAGGTTTAGATAAATTCAAAAATACTGAAGAAATTGATGTAACATTACTGATGACAGCTGATGCAACAGCCGCTACTCAGATACACGCAATTAATAACATTGCAGAATATCGTAAAGATTGTGTAGCATTTATTTCACCACTTCAAGCAAACGTTGTGGATAACGCAGGAAGTGAAACTACAGATGTAGTTGGTCATAGAAATTCTATGCCTAGTTCTTCTTATGCCGTTATGGATTCCGGATGGAAATACATGTATGACAAATACAATGATGTATACAGATATGTTCCATTGAATGGTGATGTTGCAGGATGTTGTGCATTTACTGATGAATCAAGAGATCCTTTCTGGTCACCAGCAGGGATTGATCGTGGTAATATCCGAAATGCAATCAAACTTCCTTTTAATCCAAATAAAACAAATAGGGATGAACTTTATAAGAATGGAGTTAATCCTGTTACAGCAATGCCAGGAAGTGGAATACTACTTTTTGGTGATAAAACTCTATTAGCAAAACCAAGTGCATTTGATCGTATCAATGTTCGTAGGTTGTTTATCCTTTTGGAAAAATCAATTGCTAAGATGGCCAATTCTTTCTTGTTCGAATTCAACGATGCATTTTCACGAAGTAGATTCGTAGCAACAGTTGAACCTTTCTTGAGAGATATTCAAGGCAGAGGTGGAATTCAAGATTTTGCGGTTGTCTGTGATGACAGTAATAATCCTGGAGATGTAGTAGATCGAAACGAATTTCGTGGAGATATTTACGTCAAACCATCACGTTCCATTAACTTCATACAATTACAATTTGTTGCAGTTAGAAGTGGAGTAGAATTTGAAGAAATTATCGGTGCAAGATAATCGGTAAAAAAGTCATATAAATATAACAGACAGATGGGGGAAGACGATGGTTCCTGAAGAGGGCACTTGTAAAAAAGACTTCCCCATCATCTCAATCTAATCATCGGAGAAAAACAAAATGGCATTTAACATAGATAACTTCACCTCAAAGTTAAGTTCTGGTGGAGCATTAGCAAGTTTATTTGAAGCTGAACTTACTGGTAGTCAAGGCACAATAGGTGACGGAGCTATCGCTGATTTCAAATTCATGTGTAAAGGTGTAACATTTCCCGCTTCAACTCTAGAAACAGCTTCTGTTACATATATGGGAAGAGCTATGAACATTCCTGGTAATAGAGCCGCAGCTACATTAACAACTTCAATTTATAATGATGAAGAAATGATGATTAGAAATCACCTTGAAAGTTGGATGGAAAGACTTAATTCTCATAAAACAAATAAAAGAGCTCCAGGTTTTGAAGCAATTAGTAGTTACACGGGAACTATGAAACTTAAACAAATCTCGAAAGATGGTGGATCATCTACTAAGACTTATGAATTTATTGATTGTTGGCCATCAAGTACAGGAGATATTACTTTATCTTGGGACACTAACGATATTCAAACTTTTGATGTAACATGGGAATATAGTTATTGGCGTTCACCAAATAGTGGCGCAGGATATAGTTGATATATATTTAATATGAAAGAACTTTATATGGGAGTGGTAATCCGCTCCCATTTTACCCTATTAGGAAAGATGTATGGCAGTTGAATTATTCGGTTTTTCTATAGGAAGAGTTGACAAAGATCAAAAGGCGAAAAAGTCTTTTGCACTTCCTGAACCAGAAGATGGTGCACTTGAAGTTGGTCCTTCAGGTGGAGCATACGGAACGTATGTAGATCTAGAGGGCTACGCCAAAAATGAATTAGAATTGATTCGAAAATATCGGGAAATGGCAACATATCCTGAATGTGACCAAGCAATTGATGATGTTATTAATGAGGCTATTGTTACAAATAGGGAAGAATCTCCTGTCAGTATCAGCCTAGAAAAATCAAGCTTATCAGATGATATTCAAGAACAGATAAAGTACGAATTTTCAGAACTTATTCGTTTGCTAGATTTTCGAAAAATCGGTTACGAACTATTCCGAAAATGGTATGTTGATGGTAGATTGTTTTTCCACATTATCATTGATACCAAAAATCCCAAACGTGGTATATTAGAACTACGTCCAATAGATCCCCTAAAAATAAAAAAGGTTAGACAACCAAAAATTACTCAAGGTAAAGAGGGTCCTGAACTTGATACTTCTGGTTTTCAAGAATATTTTATGTTTAATGAAAAAGGAATTTCTCAAACCGCAGGAGGAAGCACAGTTCAAATTTCTGGGGATGCCATTTCATATTGTCATTCTGGAATATTAGATCCAGACAGAAAATTAGTCTTAAGTCATTTACACAAAGCAATTAAACCACTCAATCAGTTACGAATGATCGAAGATGCAGTTGTCATCTATCGTATCTCACGTGCTCCAGAACGTAGAATATTCTACATTGATGTAGGTAATTTACCTAAGATCAAAGCAGAACAGTATTTACGAGATATTATGAACAAATACAAGAACAAACTTGTATATGATTCTAATTCTGGCGAAATTAAAGATGAACGTAAGCACATGAGTATGTTGGAAGATTACTGGCTTCCACGAAGAGAAGGTGGTAGAGGAACAGAAATTTCAACATTGCCAGGAGGAGAAAATCTTGGAGAGCTGGCAGATGTTGAATACTTTAAGACAAAACTATACAAAGCACTTAATGTACCCCCTTCTAGACTAGAACAAGATTCTGGTTTTATACTAGGTCGAGCAGAAGAAATTTCAAGAGATGAAGTAAAATTTACACGTTTTATTGAAAGATTACGTTCTAGATTTAATATTTTGTTCAATGATCTTCTGGAAAAACAGTTACTTCTGAAGGGTATTATTTCATCTACTGATTGGAAAGTCTTTAAAGATTCAATTATCTATCAATGGCAAACTGATTCTCACTTTGCAGAATTACAACAAGCAACTATGATGAGAGAACGTTTAGGTATGTTGGTAAATGATATGGGATATAGAGATGAAGTTGTTGGTAAATACTTCTCACAAGAGTATGTCAATAAACATGTTCTTAAATTGACTCAAGAGGAAATAGATGATATGAAAGAACAAATTGCTAAAGAAAAAGAAGAAGCAGGTGGAGGTGGTGAGCCTGAGGATCAACAATGGGAATTCGATCCCGCGGCAGATAAGCCAGATTTAAGGATTATATCAGGGTAAAATTTATAAATAGTATAAATATAATACACACATAGAGGAATTTTTATGTCTAATGAAACTACAGTTGGTGATATCGTATCATTATCAGTTAAAGATGATGCATCAGGAGTGAAAGCCGCCATAGGTGATGCACTCCAACAAAAGGTGATGGTATCGTTAGAAGGAAAAAAACAAGAATTCGCTAAAACTTTTTTAACTAAAACGCAGACAGACTTGAAAGAGCCGGAAAGTGTTCCAAGCGAGGAGAAAATAGAAGATGGCAGCAGAGACGCAAGTACTACGTGATGACGAAAAGAAATATATAGCCAAGTTTTTTTCAGATGCATCAGAATCAGATGTTAAGAAAATAGATTTATCTACATTAGCTTGGGCAAAACACACAATGACCTTATCAGGTGCAGCAAGCCCAAACTTTAAGATTGGTGAAGTAATAACAACAGGCGGTGCAGAAACATTTCTTGTTACTGGTTTTACAGCCGGAGCATCTACAGTAGAAGTTGTAGGATGGGATAATACAAACAAAAAAGCAACTTCAATCGATACAGGTATGTCTAATGGTGATGCAATTGTAGGTGGAGTATCTGGAGCCAATACTAGAACAGTAGCAAATAGTGGTAATTTTACAGGCTTAGAGTGGAATGTATTAGTTACTAAAATAATGTGGATTACGAATGGTTTACAAGTTGCTATTGAATGGGATGGATCAACCGCAGAAAAATATATTGCAGAATTAAGTGGTAATGGTAGTTGGTCTATGTCAAATATGGAATGGCCGGGAATACCAATAAACGCAACTGGTGATACCTCTGAAGTTTTGGGAGACATACAATTCTCTACAACAGGACACGCATCTGGTGATTCATATACAATCATAATGGAATTAAAGAAACAGGCACCAGGATTTGATATCCCAGCATACGAACAAAATGGTGTATTGGGTTATAGAGTTGACTATTTAAA